CATAAGTCGTAGTAGACCCATTACCAGTAATTAACTGTTTGTCAAATGTACCGAAGGACGGTTCTATTCCAATATAACTTGTCATCTTTTATCCTTTAATATATTTATATAGGTATATAACCTAGATTAATATGATTTCCAAACTTCTCTTTTATATCCTCATAATCACTCATATCAACAATATCAAATGCAACTGTAATTCTTGTATCTTCATATGGTTCTATATTTACTACTTTATGTTTCATATGAGGTTTACCAATATACATCTTTCCAATCTCATTGTCAACAACATAATCCTCAAAAATTGTTTTAGTTTTCATTGGATTAATTGATACATAACCATGTGCAGAACAATTGGAATGGTCATGCCATTCTAATACTTCATGCATCTTATGAAAATTCAACCAACTTTGCATCCATAAAGGTTTATCAGTTTTTAAATAATCTCTTGCAAATTTTTTAATTTCATGATATAATGTATAAAACCGTTCTGAACCCATAGTCAAACTAAAAATATTATATTGACTATATTTCCATGTAGATGATGTTTCTGGAAAAATAGTATCAAACTTTTTTTTCGCATTAAAACAATCAGTCATAAAATTATCATAATCATCTTTTATAAAATTCAATTCACATATTTTGTAATCCATTATTTAATTTCTATCCTTCAACCCATTTCTTATTATCTTCATCCCATTTATAAATCTTTCCATCAGAAGGGTATGCTTCTGGGGCCTCCCATAAAAAAGATGTAGAATTTAATGTCCATGATGCATATGGTTGAGGAGCATAAAATGCATCTTTTGACTTATCATAATGAAAACCAATACCAGCAAAGTTTTTTCTTAAAGGAGTTTCACTATTAAAATGTTTCCCACCGTATGTATTATAAGATGTTTGAACCCATTCCCCATCTAAAGTATCAATGTGGTCTTTTTCAGCAACTATCACTTTAGTTACGATACCATCTATTACTTTTGCAAAATGTGACATAATATATTCTCCCTATTGAGTTGTAAATGTACCAGAACTAGTAAATCTTAGTACGGTATCTGAACCAATTGTTGCTACGTTTGGTGAACTAGTTGAAGATGCATAACTAGCAGTCGGTAATCTAATAATTATAATTCCACTTCCACCGTTTCCAGGCAGATTAATGGTCTGACCATCACCACCCCCACCAGAACCAGTGTTTGCACCACCATCTCCACCAATTTTTGTACTTGCAGAAACACTATTAGTTGTTGTTCCAGCACCACCACTGTTTAATGCACTAGCACCAGCAGCTCCAGCTGCACTTCCAGACTGAGAACCGCCTCCGCCTCCACCTCCACCGATACCACCAGCACCAGCAGTTTTAGAACCTTGACAACCACCACCACCGCCGGCTGCCCAATAATGATTATTTCCATCTATGTTAACTTGTAAACCAGCTCCACCAGCTCCACTAGTACTACTTGAACCAGCTCCACCAGTAGCACCAGCACCACCACCACCACATGATGTATAATTACCTAACGAACTACTTGAACCCCCAGAGTTACCTTGTCCATTTGTTCCAGAACCACCAATTGAATTTGCAGAGGAATATCCACCACCACCACCAGAACCACCAACTGTTCCAGAAGAGTTATTACCACCAGAAAACCCACCAGATTTACCACCACCAGTTGCCGTCAGTTTACCAGTTTCAATACCACCACCTATACAAAAGAATTCTGAAGATGTACCAGCGTTTCCAGTTCCAGAATCGTGAACTTGTCCAGCACCCCCAGCACCAATAATAATATTATAAACTTTTCCAACAGCTAATCTTAGTGGATTAGAACCAAAGTTTGAAAGTAATCCTCCAGCACCACCACCACCAGAAGCACCAGAAGAACCACCACCAACAATTAGATATTGTGCGTTAATACCAGTAATTCCTCGTTTTACATCTGTTACAGCACTATCAGTAATATTTGCAGTTACTACAGCATTATCAGCAAGTTTTGCGGCTGTCACTGCATCAGCAGCAAGTTTCGCAGTTGTGATTGAACCGTCTGCAATATCTGCTGATGCAGATGTTGTTTCGTTATTTAAATATTCTGCTAAATTTTTTGCGTTACTAGCCATTATACGAAATACCTCGCCATTATTTGTGAACTAGCAACTGGTGTAAATGTAAACGTCAGAGTTGCACCAGAGATACCATAGTCCGTTGTTGGTTTCATTGCAACTCCATTGTAAAATACAAATACGTCATTGACAGATGCACTATTACTTAAAGTATATGCAGTTGTCGAACCGTTACCAGTAAAGTTATCTAAGAACATTGAAACTGCTCTTCTTGCAGTTGTTCTGATACCAAGGTGTTTCACTTCAATCTCTGCACTATTGTCTGGTGCAGAAGTAAATGTTAGTACTCCAGTTGTAGTATTTACTGAATAGTTTGTTGAACTTTTCTGTAAAATACCATCAACGAATACCATGATTTGTGTAGAGTTTGCTGGAACTTCTGTTAAAGTAAATGTAGTAGCAGAACCGTTTCCAGTAAATGTGTCTGTAGTAAATGTTTTAAGAGTTGTGTCTAATTCGTTTGCACTAACTGAACCAGCAGCTGGTTTGTGAAAGATACTTGTAAGTCCTCTATGAATTACATAGATACTATCACCATTTGCAGGCGTTCCAGTAAATGAAATAATCTTTGGACTATTACTTGCATCATCAGTAATCGTATAGGCAACATCAGGCTCTTGAATAACATCATTTACAACGACCATCACATTCTGTGAAGAACCACCAGGCACTTCATTAGTTAATGTGAAAGTGGTTGCAGAACCATTTCCAGTAAAATCTTCTTTTAGGAATTGAGGACTAACTCTGTTCTCAATTGATGCACCTATGTATGACATATTACGATACCTCTTGTAGAATACCAGCGATTAAATCACAAGTAGCTGCACTTGCAAACGCATAAACCTTATCATTTGAATTTAGAACAATCTTTTGTCCAGATACAATCTTTAGAGTTGCAGATGTTGGAATTGTAACATCTTTTACAATATTGTATGCTTTGTAAATTACTTTTGTACCAGCGGCAGTTCCGTTAGCTGCACTAGCGTTTTGTGCATATGTGAATGTTGTTGTACTTGGAACAGATGCAACCTTATACAATCCATTGACGTATGCAGTTGTTGAACCAGTTACATGAACATATTGTCCTACACTTAATCCGTGTGCAGAACCAGTTGTTACCGTTGCAACATCACTTGAAGATACAATACTTGTGATTGACCCAAGTGTTGAACTTACGTCTTGAATGAAACAAGTAAGTGCGATACTTGCTGTTCCAGTATTAGAAGCATCTAATTCAACCAAAATTGAATTGACACCACTTGAACCATTGTTTGCAGTGTAAACCAGTTGTGGGCCTGTAGCATTATCAGTCGCACTTCCAGTGGATTGATAATTCTCCCCAGCGGTTGGAATAGTTGCAAAACTATTTACGAAGTTATTAGCCATATTTCTTTCCTTATCCTAATGCAGTCGCTAATGCGATTGAAAATCCTTCAGTAGATACTGTACCACCAACTGTAGGAAATGTCAAGTTAACAGAACCATTTGTTATATTACCACCAGTTTGTAAATTACCAGCAGTAAGTGTTCCAGAAATTGTTACTGCATTTGGTAAACCAATAGTTACGGCATTACCAGTACCAGATGTTTCAATTTCATTTGATGTTCCACTTATTGATAGAACTTCAGTGTCTAAGTCAATTGCAACCGTACCACTATCTGTAGTTACATCTAAGTCAGAACTATCTAGTGCATTATTAATTTGGACTACTGCTTCAATAACATCAGTTGCAGAGGCAATAGTACCAGATGCACCAGTAATACTTGCAATATCACCAACGTCAGTTGCGAGTTCGTTGAACTCAACTCTAAACTGTTCAAAGGTGTTACTTGCAATTACATTTCTATCAGCCATCTTTATCTACCAATTTTATTAAGAGAGTCTTAATCTCATGCATCTCAGACTTTAATATATTTATCTCTCTTGTTGCATCTCTTAAACTATCTTTTTGTGCTTCAAAAGTTTTCTTTCGTTGCACGGCAGCAAAGTATGCACTCTTATTTGTATTTATGATTGCTTTACTATGCATATCACGAATTAAATCTCTTTCTTCTTCTACTTGTTTGAACTCTGACATTATGTTGCTAATGCGATTGCTCGCAAGTCCTTTATTCTTGGTGGTTCAGAACTGTTTGTTCCTTGCATAACAATCTTAATAGAAAATGCGATAAACTCATCCAAGTCGTTTGCAGTATATTCATACTCTTTGAAATCACTATCTGAAAGAGATGCGTTCACAACATTGTCTGGGCCTCCAGCAGTGTTAAAGAAATTATAACCAATTTCATCAAAATCAGATGAATCATCTGAACGAAGTATTTTAAACATTAATTTAATGTCTGCACTTGCAAACCTATTTGCATCAAGAATAACTTTAATACCAACAGCAGGAGTATCTAATGCAACTCTTCTTGTAATATAAATTGCTTCATTACTATCACCAGAAGCGGCAGTTGAAGGAACATAATCCCCTTGTAAAGATGCAACACCTAAGTCAGTATTTACATCAATATTATCAATTCTATTTGAAAATGCAACAACTGATTTTCTATCTAAGTCTACCATTGGTGATAAACTTTCTAGTGAAGTATTTAAATTAACATCCATGTAAAATGATTTTTGACCAGAGAGTTCATTTGTTTCATTAATCTGACTTGCAATCATTTTAGGTGTGTCAAAGTAACAGTTTTCACCAATAACAACTGATTTCGCAAAAGTTGTTCCTTGAAGATTAAATGATGTTTCTGAACCAGATGGTGAAGTTGCACTAGTTGTTCTAATAGATGCAGTTACTTCTGTATCTGGGAATGTTACAGTTGGAAGTAATGTTTGAGTACCATCTAACATTGCATTTTCAGTTGCAACTACATTAATACCACCTTGGTTAGAACTTGAAGTAGCAGCAGTTGTTGTTGCGACAGTGTAACTGTCTATGAGAATATTTGCAAGTGAAATATGAGTTTTGTTTACTTGTGTTAACGGTATTCCATTTAGTTGATAAAGTTCAACCAACGCACCGTTAGCATGGGCTACAGCTGTTCCTTCTAAACCTCTAGTTGATGCAGTAATTGTATTTGACGAAATAGTACCTACGATAACTTCATCACCAATCTTAATATAGATATTTGAACCATCATTACTTGCAACAAAATCTGCGTTTGCATTGATAACAATACTTGTTGTAGATGCACTTGCAATTGCAGAAGAAAGTGTCGTAGTAATATCAGAACTCACACCACTAATAATAACATTGTTACTTGATGAATACATATGGTGATTTGGATGTGTCATTTGAACAAATGATTGTCCAGTGATAGTTCTCACTGGGTCAACTGGAAGAGTTTGACTTGGAACTACATCATTGTTTAATGTAAGTTTACCACTAGAACCAGCAACAAAACTTGCTCTATGGATTGTAAACTTCATGTCTTCAAACTGATATGAATTCCAAGTTTTATTATTCTGTGATTTAAACAAAACACCCAAGTGTGGTTGTTTTGAAATCATTCTTGTTCCACCGATATCTAATTCACCCATTCTAGAAATCCATGCATAGTAACTTTCACAAGGTGTAAAGAGAACAATACAATATTCTACTTGGTCTTTAATATAAATCGGTGCATCAAATCTAAATGTCGTTGGTGCAGTAGCGGTTGCATCAAGATTTATATTACTAATTTTGACACCAGACACGACTCTACTGGATGGAGTATCTATAGTAAGAGATGTGTCACTTGCAATTGCAGTAACTTTTCCGACAAGTGCTTGAGTATCATAGTTCTTTGTATCTGTGGATACACCAGAAGTTACAGAACCACCACCAGAGATAGTAATAGTATCTCCAATACTTAAATTGTGTGTACCAGTTAAGAAATCTGTATTAGTACCAGTTACCGTAGTTCCACCAGAACTCATTGCAACTGTACCTTTCATGTAAGGACTTAGATATTTTCCACCAAAAGGTAATTGTTTAATAGTTGGAAACCCATTTACTACTTCACGAATCTGACAAAGAACTGGAATATCTTTATCTTTTCTTTGGAAGAAAACATCAACCTTTGTAATCATTTCTCCACCAGATATACTAGATTCAAAAGTTTGAGCGAGTGGGTCATTACCACCACCGCCACCACCTTCACCATCTTCTTCTTCACCATCTCTATCAATTGCAACAGTATTTTGTGCAATTAAATCTCTTCTACTTTCTTGTCTTGAAGTTGCACTAGAAATAGTTCTAGTATCAGAAACACTTTGAGTTTCAATTCTACCATTTCTGGTTGCAATAATTTCTTCTTGAATATTTCTAAGAATACCAGTAGAGGAGAAAATAGCTTGTGCGAAAGTTTCTGGTTCTGGAACTGATAAGTTATTTTGAGAAGATGTTAATCTAAAAACTCTTGAACCAGTTTTAAACTTTGGATTACCAGCAACATTTGGGTCTGGAATGGTAAATACACCACTAACTTCCCCATTACCATCAGAAATAATATTTCCACCCAATGATGCAGTAGAATAACCATTTGCATTTGGTGTAATAAATGAACTTATATTTACTTTATCAAAGAAAGGAAATAATCTTGTAACTGGTTTTAAACCTTGTGCAGTAAATGTAATATTAACACTTCTCATAAAAGGAATTAAAGCTGTTGAACGTAATCTATCACCAGCAGTTTCATAATCAATCTGTGCAACAACTTGAGTATTAAGACCACTTCTTCTTTGATTTTGAGTCGTAGTCGTTGTCACTCTTGTGGTTGTATCTCTGAAAGTAGAAAAGGTTTGAGTCCACCAATTACCAGTAGTAGTATTAAACGTACTGGAAGAAATATTTTGTCTTGTAGTTGAAGTACCAGACCATTGTGTTTGCCATGAGTTCCATACAGTTCCCATTGCATTTCCAACTTGTGCAACTAATTGGTCAAAGTTACCTTCCTTATTAATAATAAGTGCTGGTAGTCTATTTACTTCAAACCATTCATCACCAGATGGTTGTAATTGACAAACGCCTGTCCATGTAAATGTTAAAACTGGATTTAAGTTTTCAACTCTAGATGCAAAAGGTTGTTGTATAGATACAACTTCTGTATAGGGTAGAGTGATAATATCACCAGTTTTTTGATACCCATCACCAGTTCTTTGTGTGTCAGTGGTATTTTCTTCAATAAGTTTTATACCCTTCATATAAAACTTTGGACGAAGTTCATTATTCTCATAATCTATAGAATTTCTATAGTCATCATTTTGAACATCACCGACAGAGTGACCAGAAAAATTATCCACAACAAAACCAGATTTAAATCTATCTAGACCATTACCGTCTTGAACTTGGAAAGACTTTGCATCTTTTTCTAAAAGGTTAAGTGCAGTATAATATTGTAATTGATTAATTCTTTGTTCTAGATTACCAATGTCAGCCATTGTGTATCGTTTATTTTGAGTCTTACTAAATGTAATATCATCAATGTCTAACACATATGGCGGTAATGATATCTCTGCAAGTAACATTGCCTTTTCAAGTTTCTTAGGAAACTCTGGTAATTCAGATGCAACACCATTTAAAACTCTGAATAATCCTGCTTCTGTTAAAAACAGTAAATCTTTTCTTCCTAGATAAAAATCAAAATCATATTGAAATTGTGAATTATCTTTTGGTATTTTAATATTAGATGCACCAGTACCAGCAAAAGACCTTGAACTAAAGTCAAATGATTTTGATGTAACTTTATTAGCAGTTTGACTTTGAATACTGGTTGCAGTATTAATAGTTGCATCACCAACTCTTGGTCTAAAGTCAACACTATCTCTTAGGTCAAATTCACCAGATGGAGCACGAACTTCTGGGTCAACTCTAGTTGAAGTATAAGTTGGAATTTCTTTATAATCAACACCAGCATATGAATCTACTGTAAAGAAATCTCCAGTACCGTGTGCAAAATAATTACCCACAATTAACAATCTACCTACTGGAGTTGGTTTACCACCTTTTCTTACAATTCTTGAAATATCGTAGAAGTTATCTCTTTGTCCAGTATCAAGTGTAAACCTACTGGTAATATTTTTAGACCCAGCGGTAAATGTTCCTAGAGTTGCAGTTGCAGTAGATGATTGTCCAGTAATAGTTTCATTTGAAGTAAATGATTTACCATTTGTTATAACAAATGTAATTGGATTTGTTGTATTAATAATCTTTGCATTACACCCACTAATCGCACCATTGATAGTTTCACCTTTTGTGAATGTTCCAGAAACACCAGTAACCGTAAATTGTGGAAGGGTTGGATTTGCACTTGTATTTTCTGAGTCAAGGACTGCATATAATTTATAAAAGTCTGCACGACCTAATGAAATTTCTTTATGTGTGGATGCAGTACCATATTCTGCACCAGCACCAGCATCAGCATCAACAAGAACCAAATTACAAGGTTGATTTGTTTTTGTTTTTTCTGAAGATATAGTTCTAGTAATTGTTGCAATAACTTTTACCTTTGCACCATTACCTAATATTTCTGCGTTTGTAATTGTTAATGTATTACCACTAACTGCATAAGATTGTGCAGGCGTTGTACTTGCATCCAAGTTAACAATATCACCAGCGGCTGCTGTATTTGAACTACCACCAATTGCAGAACCAGCAGTAATAATTGTTATAACACAATCAGTATTTGATTTTGCAGAGAAGGTTTCATTAGAACCAGCAGTTAAGTTAATCTCTCCAGATGAAGTTGTTGTAACAACAAACTGTTGTCTAAAGGTAACTGTGGTTTGGGGAGTACCAGTATTTCCATCTGTCTTTAATGTTTTAATAACACTCTTTCTTAGTTTTCTAAGAAGAACATTTTTCTGTTGGTCACGAAGAGTATTTCTTAATCTAACTATAGGAATAGATGTTACTGTGGTTGAGGCTGCATTTGCAACAGTCAAAGATGTATTAGTTGCAATTGCAGTGACCCTTGTAGTTAAATCTACTCCACCAGAACCAGCGCCTGGGATAGTAATAAAGTCACCAACTTTTAAGTCTAACGTAAATGTTGTATTGAAACCTTTTAATGTAGTTGTTGCAGAACTAGAATTAATAGTACAACTTCCACCAAGTGTGAGGGAAGTATCTAGTACTAAGTCGGCAGTAAAGTCTGCACCAGTATTTGGCGAATTCATAAAGAATGATTTTACATCATCAAAGTTTCTTGATGTAATAGCTGCAATTGTCACAGCTGCATTACTTGAGTTTTCAATATGTTGACTTGCATTATTAGAAACTGTTTGTGAAGATGAAATAAGATTTTCACCAATATTAAAGTTACCAGATACAGTAATTAATTGAATTAAATTATTAACAGCACTATGAACAAATCCAGTTGCACCAGAAGCTGCACCAGTAATTTTTGACCCTTGTGCTACTCCGTTTGGACTCCCAGCAAAGTTTGCACTAAGTTGTATTTGTGTAAACATACGAATATCAAAAAGATATGCATTGAATATTGCATCTGAATCAGAACCGTTTGTTAAAGTGTCATTTGTTGTATTACCAGATGCGTGTTCAAATGCACGAGCTCTTGCGACACCTACTTGTTGATTTGCAGTACTACCTCTAGAACTAGTTTTTAAACTATGAAGTTCTACTGCACGATATGGTTCTGCAACTTCACCAGAAATAAATGGTGAAAGGTCTGGAGTACCAAACACATTAGTTACTTTTGTAAAGTTACCTACTTCTATATTTGTAATTGCAGAGTCAAAGTTTGCAGTAGTTCTTGGTTTAATTAAATCTAAATATGTTGGAACAATAGTTTCAATTTCATATCCACGAACATATGCTTTGCCTGGGTCTACTTGAACAGTTGCAAGGTCTTCTGAAGGAGTAGAACCACCATCTGTAGTTTGAGTGACAGCATAAACACCTTCATTTGTACCATCATCTAATGCTTCTTTTACATCAATATCAAAAGAACGAACTGTGTAGTTACCAGATTCATCAAAAGTTCTTCTTGCAATGTTTTCGTTAAAAATATTGTAATCAGTTTTATCTACTAAACTCTCTACGATACCATTCTTCAATCTCATAAGTTCAATAAAGTTTTCATCATCAGTTGAACCTAATGGAAGTTTATCTAGTGTCAGTGTGCATTGTAATCTGTGAGCACCCTTTGCATTAATATTTGAAGAACCAGCTGCATTATCTAAAAGAGTTGTATCTGATTCTGGAGTGATTAAAGTTTCTGCAATAGTAAGACCAACACGATATGATGGGGTATTAGAATATTTTTCTAAAATAATTCTTTGTTCTGGTACACGAATAAATTGTCCACGAACAAAATATACACCTTCTTGAACAGCGGCAGATGAACCAATAATTGTAGCATCACTTGTTAATAGTGTTGAAGAGTTATTTCCAGCATTAATTGAACTAATTGCAACATCAGCTGCAATACTTTCACCGTTTACAAATGCTGATGTTTGGTTTGCAAGTGAAGCACCAGTTGTTCCAGTTGCACTTGCAGTAGTTGTTGCAGTTGTTAAATATTTGACAAAAAGTGTAGGCGCATCAGTTGTTGTTGCATCCGTAACACCAATTACTCTTGCAGTAATACCAGAGATACTACCAGTAATAATATTACCAACATAAGATGATAAGTACCCAGAGATAGCTCCAGAGATAAAGGTAGATTGTAATTTTACAGCATAATATGCATTTGTAAAAGATATCTGGCCAGGAATGACCATAGACCCTTCTTTAAAAAAGTGTCTACCGTGTCTTTCAATTTGATTTTGAAGAATAGATTGAAGGGTTGTTAATTCTCTTGCTTGGACGGCAAAGCCTGGTCTAAAGAGAACCCTTTGGAAATTATCTGAAACGTCATAATCGTCATAATATGGTGATACATTTAAATCAGTTTTTTGCATTGTTTAGAATTCCACTACGACTTTAATGTCCTCAGTTTGGTCAGAGGCTCTTGATATTGCTCTTCTGTTTTCAACATAGATTATCTCACCACTATCTCTTGATAGTTCTGGAACTGCATACCCACTTGCAAATAGAACACCGTTAGTTGTTCCAGATGTTGCAACTGAAGGAGTAAAGACTGCACTTGATGAACTACCAGTTACAGCATTTGCACCAGAAAATGCAGTGAGGTTTCCAGATGAATCTAATCCATATGAAGAATACTTTTCTTGAACATAATATAAAATTCGGTTTGTACTATCCCATTCAATCACTCTACCGTTTGCACCAGTAGTTGCTTGTGTGATAAGTTCGTCTACTTGGTAGTTACCAGAACCACCAGATGCTAAAACAATTGCATTAGTAGTTCTTGCAGTTGAAAGAGCGGCAGTATTAGATGTTGCAGAGTCAATAGGATTTTTAACAATACCTACTCTTCTGAAATCATTTACTTGAACAACGTCTGCATCAGCTGGTTCAAACTTAGATTGTAACATTATATAATGTCCACCAAGTTCTTCAATATCATCTGTACCATGACCACTTGCTGGGTCAATGATTGCTTTGATTGTACCAGCAGTTGCATTGTTCCAATTAGTCAGTGTTGCACCAGATATTAATGTAGAAGCAGTATTGTCTGTATAAATGTTTGTTCCTGCTAAATTGAAGTTTGCGAAGGAATATCCAACACCATTGTTTTGCATGAATGATGTACTTGATAACGCATTGTTACCAAACTCTGCAATCGCACCACCAGCAACAACTAGTTTTGCAATCGCTTGTGTAGTACCATCACCTCTTAATTTTGTATAGTAAGTTCCATTTGGATATGATGACCCACCAGAAGTTACCATGAATACATATACACCTCTATTTGCATCAGCATTTGCATTTACTTTAACAGTCATAAAATCAGTTGTCAAGTAGTTTTGTACTTCAGTTGTAGTCATTGTGTACATATACTTGATGTAGTAATTGTTATCTTGCCAGAAAGGTGCGTTACCAGTTGCAGTTGGTTCACTTCCAGAAATATTTGATGCACCAGTTTGAAGTTGGTCACCGTTATAAAGAATCTTATAAACTTTATGGTCTGAAGTTTTAAAATAATAAGTAGAGTCAAATAGATTAGTTGCACCACTTGAACTTGTAGTTTTTGTAGTTCCATAATTACCAGTTGATACTCCACCAACATCATGTCTATACATATCAAATGCAGAAGATGTTGAGAAATCTCTACGAGGTATTACATAAGATTTTGAAGAAATAAGTTTTGCAGCTAACATATCATCCCAATAATATGATTCATCTGCAACTGTATCTACTGGAGTTGGAGGCGCACTATCTGTAGTCGCACCTTCACTAGTCCAAGGTTGTGATTTACCAACAAACATATAGTATTTACTAGATGAAATATCGGCATTAAAACTGTCTGCGTTAGACTGTCTGAACTTTTCTGTAATAATAGCTGCCATTGTTTTTTCCTATAATCTTATTTATGTCCATTCCATAGATGGAAGCTCTGGCCATTTCTCATCATTTGGATTTGAATTTATTGCGTTATCTTTTCTACGAACAACTCTGATTGCGGCTCTATAAGTTGCCCATGCAGTAACACAATCAGAAGTTAACCCACTATCAGAAAGTTGAGTCCAATCTGTTTGATTTAAAATTCTTTCTGCAACATCATAAGATGACATTCCGTTAGTGTTAATATTCATTATTTTACCATCCCATATATTGTAACTTTTCCATACACATTTCGGCGGTCAGCTGAACTTGCAATATTGGTGCCAGCTGAATTACCAATAATAATTCCAAACCTAACATCAGTATATGAAGCTTGGTCACCGTTATCTTCTCTACTAGCACCATCTTCAAACCAAGTATTTGCCTCAGTTGACAAATATTGCATTAATGCATTACCAATAATAATCTGTGTGGGTAAGTTACTATCGTTTGCGTTGTTAATCATTCCGTGTCCAGTAAACATTCCATTTTCACTATTATTAATAGTACCCAAAAGTTGATGGATGCCTGTTGTACTATAATAAAATTGACCACCAATAGTGGAACTCATATTGGTATTGACTTGCCTATTTCCAGAAGCTCCTCTGCAAGCATTACTTGCAGTTACATATGTTCCACCGTTTCCAAATTGAGCATACATTACATTTCCAGCATGAGATTCATTCGATATAATTTTAAATACAAAAAAGTAATCATCATAAGTACTAGAAAATACATTAGTAAAATTAAATGCATAGTCAGTCGCACTACCAGATGCAACTGTTGTAGATGCAAGTTTTACCATAGATGCACCAGTTACATTAGTTAAAGCAGAACCATTGAGAGCAGGCATTGCACCAGTAAGTTTTGATGCGGCCATGGCGGCAATCTTTGAATCTGGAATTGACCCAGCAAGTTCTGTAGTTCCAATTGCACTAGCAGCAACTTTTGCTTGTGTTACAGCATCATCTGCTATGTCAGCAGTAGCAATCGCACCGTCAAGTACTGCACTAGATTTAATCGTATCAATAGCCATTGACTACTCCCTATTTCTTATTAAGCGACAGCACAACCGTTGTTAGCAAGAACTGCCCAACCACCAGTTGTATTATACATCAATACCACACCATCACCTACGTCACCGAAAGTAATTGTTGTTCCACCATTTAAGGTTGCTGGAGTAAGGGTTGCGTCACCACCGTCTGTTACCATTGAGATTGTTTTCAATTGTCCGTTAACACCATTTGCAAGTGTAAACGCTTGAGCACCAGATGTTACAATTGCACTATGCGCTGTGTTAAGTGACAATGCAACAGCAGAACCACCACCAGTTGCAGTTTGAGTAGCAACAACAGTTTTTGCACCACTTAACAATACGTTTGGAGTTGCTCTTGCAGAACCAGCATCTAGAGGTAACATAAAGAAACCACTATCAGTTGCAGAGTGAGGTTGACCCATTAGAGTTTGACCGTGAGTATTGTTCTCACAGTTGAGTCGAACAGCACCTTGGTTGTTTGCACCACCAGATGAACGAATTGCAACATGACCAGTTCCTTTTGGAAGTAATGCAAGGTCAACATTGGTTTCACCAGATGCACCGATAATTGGTGCA